TCGCCTACTAAATCTTTAATCATATTACCTGGAACATAGTCTGGTAGTACTGCTTCTAGTGCTGCTTTAATATCATAAGTCTTTTTAGCCATAGTAATAAAGTCATCTACAAATGGTGCTAACGTGTCGTTTTGTTCCATTTCTGCAGCCACTTCATCAATCTCTTGTGCTACATCACTCATGCGACCTTCTTCTACACTTTCTGTAGCACCCTCAAACCATCCAAGTTCTCTAAGTGCTTTCATAACCTTTGTCTTGACTGCTTTGTCTTCACCACCAGCATATTTAATGAAAAGTTCTTTTACTTGCTCGTCGGTTGCAGGATCTTCCTTTTCAATTTTATCTAAAATTCTGTTTGCTTTGTACATTACTTCGCCACCTTTGCCACCTACATATCCTGTAGTTGTTTTGGTGCCTTTGAATTCCCCTGGCTTGTCTGTTTTAATAGTATATCCTGGTTCTAATTCAATCTCTGCTTCTTCTACACTTTCTGCTTTGCCTTTCAAACCAGCAAGCACTGCTTTGATTGCGTCTGTATACTGTTCTGGATATCTGTAACGACCACCGTATTGATTATTTTCGAGCCACTTAATGATCACCGGACGAGCATCTCTGTCAGCACCATTTTTCTCTACAAACACAGCTATGTCATCCAACATATCGTCATCACCTACAAACTTCATTACAGCATTGATAGCATCTTCGCCATCTTCTCCTGCTTTAAGAGGTTGTTTGAGAAGGTCAAGGAAGTCTTTAATCTCTTCCTCTGTACTAAACAAATGCCAAGTGCCTTCTGCAATCATATCCATGCTCTGTTCAAATGATTCAAATGTTACACTCTCAGACTTCTCTTTGCCGTACAAATCTTTCTTAGCAGCCTTCTGTTTGACTTCGTACTTGCCTTGGATAAACTTCTTAGCAAGTGCATAGCCTGCTGCCATGTGCTTTTTGTTTTCTACATCAAACTCACTCATTGCATTAGCAAGATTGTCATTAGTACTATTCTTAACTAGGAAACGCACAATAGCAACTACTAGTGCTTGATTCTTACGCTGTGCTTCCATATCACTGTTTTTAATGTACTGCATGTAGTTTTTGATTTCAGCCATGTCTGCTTCATTATCAAAGATTTCAATGGGCTCATCGCTCATTGCCATCTTTAGTGCTTCTTCATCATTTGCTTCACGCATTTGTGAACGTTGTTCCATAGCACGACGTACTGCTGGTAGCGCAGTTGTAAGACGTTCGTCATACACTGTACGAGTTAGTTTTTCTTTAAGATCGTCTAAATCGCCTTCATCTTCTACTGCTTCTGGAACCCAGTTTTCAAAGTAAGATTGATAACCATTTGCACTTGCCAGGCTTTTTAGCGTATCTTTCAAACCATAGTATCTGTCTGTTGCGGCTTCAATGATTTCGTTTTGTTCATCTGTGACATAATCTTCACGCTTAATAGCACGAACAAATGTTTTAAGGTCATTCATTTCATGCATTATGCTTACAATATGTCCACCTCGTTCATCACGAGTGTGACCTTCGTTGCTAATGTGTCTTGCCATTGCTCTCGCACCTGGCAGATAGTTATTAGCAAACTTAAAGCGTTCGCCGTCTGCATTCTCAATGTAGATTGCTTTGATGTTGCGGCTTCTCGCACCCATCTTAGTTTCGTCTACTGTCTTATCATGTTGAATAATAAGTTTTGCGGTTCCTTGTTCTAAGAAACTCTTTTGGCTGGTTCCATACATTTTGTTTTCCATCACTTCGTCCTGGCTACGTTGTGTTAAAAACTGATAATCTTTCTTATCAAGTCGTTCTTTTGTTACGTTATGTGTTTCATAGTTAAGCATATTTCTTGCACTGAACTTGCTTAGTTCTTTGAGAAAGCCGTACCAAGCATTTGCTGTGTTAGTGTCTACATCTTCCACCATGCTGTTTGGGAAGTATACTTGCAATACGCCTTCTTCATTGAGGCTTATTGTTACTGCACCTACTGGTAAGTTTCTGTGTTTAAAGTTAAACTCAAAGAAACGTGCTTGTTTTGGATCTGTAGTGACTGCACCAGTTTCATCGCCTAAGCGAATACTGCTAACTCTACTACGAATCTTATCAAATAGTTCTTGTGATATGTTTTCTATTGGTCGCATATATGTATTTATGCCTACATCATAATGAATGGCATCGGATCCATGTTATAATCGTCACTGTCTGCCATGTGACTATCAAGCTCTGGATTGTAACTTTTCAGCGTTTGTGCCATACGCATTACTAACAGTGTTGCCATTACTAGGTCATCTGTATCACCTACTTTAGCACTGTAACTATTTCCACTAGCAATGAAACTTTTAAGTTCACTAATAAGAGCTTTGCTGTTTATCTTTACTTTTTCTGTTTCTACCAGTGTTTTGAACTTAGCACAGACTGTTAGTTTACTGCGATGTGTAGTGTTAAAGCCTCTTCTATATGCTCTAGCATTGCCGTGTGATTTTGGTTCTGTTAAGAAAAATCCTGATATGTTTTCTTCACCTATTTCTGCAATGCTCATTAATGCTGCTTCGCCAATAGTATTGTTCTCTACACTGTAGTACACACTATTGTTATCACCGCATTCCTCAACTAGATACTTTGTTATGTCCATTAATATGCGAACTTGTTGTGGAATAGGAGTTTTGTTATGACTCCATTCGCCTACCTGTATCATACTAGGCACTTCAAATATCTCAATAGCCGCTGGATCTCCGCCAGTACCCAAACTAGGATCAAGTCCTACTAGATAACTTTTGCCTTTTTCTGGTTTTTTATACCAACGTACTTTGCCGTGTCTAAAACTAGGATCATTGCCAATCATGTTAGTAAGCACAAGACTGTCGATCAATGTTTCATCGAAGATAATAAACTCACAATCGTGTTCACGTCTAAAACGTTCTTCTCCAATACGACCTAGTTCTTCTGCTTTCCATTGATCGTCTCTGTCTGGATGTTCCCACCAGTAACTGCGGTAACTCTTAAAGCCATTAACACCTATATCTGTTTCTTCTCCATCGCTATCAAATGTTTTGTTAGCATCACGCCAAATAGTTGCAAACTGGTCTTCGTCACTGTTAGGTGTACTTGTAATAATAGCCTTACCACCTGTTGCTAGCGTAGGCGAAATACTAGTCCAAAACTCACGAGCAATACTAGGACGCACAAATGCAAACTCATCACAGTATAGCAATGTAATACTCATGCCTCGACCAGTGTTGTCTGTAGTTGCTTGTGCTACAATACGACTGCCATTATCAAAGTCAATGCTACCCTTGTTATAACTAGTAACACCTGCACGAATATGATCTGGACACAGTTCATAAGCATAGCGTATGCGTTGCATAATCTCCTGCGCACCAGCATACTTGTGTGCCGCAATAAGGATTACACTGTCTGGTACAAACATTGCATACCATAGCAAGTAGCCTGCGGCTGTTGTTGATTTGCCTGTTTGTCTGGGCAACATGTTAATGTTAAAGCGATAGTTGTGATAAACGTCTATAAGTTTTTCTTGGTATTCAAACGGATTATACACCATACGACCTTTAGTAGGGTGCTGAATAGCAAAATAGTTGCTGAGAAAGTATTTTACTCCGTTCTTAGGATCGGCGCACTTAGCAAACTCTGTGAGTTGTTCACGAGTAAATGTTTCTTTTTTGTATGCTTTTTTAACTAGCACACCGTCTAGGCTTTTAGACATTAACCAATCCTTACTTTAAACTGTTGCGGTGTTGTACTTAGTCTGATGACTTCGCTGACGATTTCAAAATGTTGACATAGATCCTGAAATAGGTTATAATGTAGTTGTTTACTGGCAATGTCATAACTTGTCTTGCCAATATTAATATAGTAGTCTGTGCTCACTCCATAGTCAGGAAAAACACTAACTACAAACAAACACACATCTGCAAGTTCTTTTGCGTTTGCGCTATCTCGTCTCGTTAATTGAAGATAACTTTCTGCAAAACTATCCGCAGGTAGAAAATCTGGACGGTCAACAAAGCTGCCTAATAGTATTGCACAGTATGCTTCTACATCCTCTGGCAATGTGTAGCCCGCATGTTGACTGGTTTGCGCAATGCAATCCTTAAAAGCAGATATGTAATGATTGTCAACATATCTCATACAAATATTTATAAAAACAACCCAGGGTGGTAAATAATAGTGCAATGAGTGATACGCTACTTTTAAACACAAGTGGACAACCTATATCACAGTTCCCTGTCAGTGTCATCGACTGGCGTAGAGCAGTCAAACTTTACTTTCAAGATCGTATAACAGTGCTTAACTGGTATGAAGATTGGGAAGTTAGCAGTCCAACAACTACCATGAAAGTTCCTGCAACTATCATGACAAAACGCTATCATCACATTAAAAAACCTGTACGCTTTAGTAGATTCAATGTACATATGCGTGACGAGTTTAAGTGTCAGTATTGCGGAGACGAACATACATTTAAAGAACTTACCATGGACCATGTAAAGCCTCGTAGTGCTGGCGGAACTACATGTTGGATGAACATTGTTAGTGCTTGCAAAGATTGCAATAGGGACAAAGGCAGTGATTTGTGGCGGCCCATGCGGGAACCGTTTGAACCAAATGTATATCAACTAGCGGCTCTTCGGAGCCGTTTTCCGTTTCAAGTAAAACATCAATCATGGCTAGACTACATTCCAAATGGCGAATATCGTGAAACTAGTTCAGTACGGGTGTAGTGTTAGTTTAGGCGAGGAAGCCACTATCTGTTATGGGCAACTCATAGCAGAACAGTTAGGCTATGACTTTATACAACGCAGTGAAAGCAGTGCTAGTAATCCTCACATAGCATTAAAGTTTTGCGAAACTTACACCGATATTACGCCTGATGATTTAGTTATATTTGGATGGAGTCATCCTAATAGGCAAAGTTGGTACAACAAGTACCAACAGCGTTGGGAACATATGAACTACATTCAACAGAAAGAACGTGGCAGTATAAACACAGAAAGCGTTCGTGATTATATACTGCATCAAAACTGTGATTACATAGAACAGTTACACGGTTGGTATCCTCGTCACATAGTAGAAACTACATGTGAGTTAAACAATCTAAGATACATGCATGTGGATTGTGTACCAGGAATGGTAGGAATATTAGGTGCGGATGGAAGTAATAATAAAAGTAAGTCAAAATATATAGCGGATCACTTACATCCTAATGACGAAGGTCACCGCTATATTCATCGGTTGTTACAGAATCAACTGAAGTTTGGATCATCCTCGCCGTAGTCGCCGTCCTCACCTGGGTGATTCATGTCATGTTCTCTACGGAAGTCTGCGACAAAGCGTTTAATATCGTCACCGCTCATAAAGTTTACAAGCTCGTCAATAAGTGCTTTGTGTGCATCGCTTGGACATTCACCGCCACAGTAATCATCTTGTAGTTCGTAGAATGGTTCTGCAAACTCGCCTGATGCTTCAGTTGTAAGTTGGTCTAGGCTTTCCAATAAATCACGCATTACTTCATATCTTTTCTAACTTGTCTTAGAGGAGCATCATCGTACTTGCTGTCTCTGTTTTTCAACCAGGATTTACTAGTACCACCTTTGCCAGCACCTGCAATGATTTTTCCGTCTTTAGTTGCTACTGCTTGGATTCCTTCATCAGCTTGTTCTTCGTCAAGTTCAATCTCTTGTGCTTCTAAAAAGTCTTTGTAAGACTTGTATAGATTTTGTTCTACACTTTCAATAGTGTCTTCTTCTTCAACTTTGCGTGGCTCTTGATCCATTGGATTGTCACCACCAGCTGCTGCAGGATGCATATTCTTAGGTCCGTTAAGTCCGCCACTTAGACCAATAAGTTGATCTTCAATGTCCATGTATTCTTCTTCTGGCTCGTTAGCATATTCTTGTACTGGCTTGTATCCATCAAAACCTGCTAGTTGCATAAGTTCTTCAAGTGCAGCTACAGGAACTTCAACAGTTTCTTCAACTTCTTCCTCAGCAACTTCTTCTTCTTCAACTTCTAGGTCATCTTCTTCAGCAAACTCTAGTTCTGCTTCAGGTGTTTCTACTTCTTTAACTGCTTCTTTCTTCATTTTCTTTGAATTCATTGGGCCTGATGCATCTATATCAATTGGCGAACCTTTCATAAGTTTTTCTAACTCATGCTCTTCGTCATCTTTTTTGCCTTCAACTGCAACATCTTCTTGCTGAATGTCTTGCTCTGCAAGTTCAGCTGCGATATCTGCTAGTCTGTTTCTAAGTTCAGCAATATTCATTTTTTGTCTCCGGTGTTAAATCGTTTCATTTGCCCGCTTGTGCTGGGCTTGGCATCAACCATGCTTTTGATCTGCTGATACAAACTATCTGCACGTTGTTGCTTAGTTGGCGTTGGCTGAGGTTTAGGTTGATCAGCAGGCTTCATTTTAGGTTGAATAGGATTGCTAACTGGTGTAATTTTGCCGTCTTTATCCGTAGAATATGTATTAGGCAAAGCATTTTTAGTATCTTGTGATGCCCTTGGATCTGACTGTACACCTTTTGCAAAAACGTCTGCAGCTTTATCCCCTGCCATGTTTTTAATCGCATTGTATTTGTTTGTTATTTGAGCTGTCTGGTCTACTGGTTTTGTGTCTACTGCTTTTGTAGCTTTTGGCTCGGCTTTGTTTTTAGGGCTAAAAATGCCTAACGGATCAGCGCCACCTTGTTTAGGTCTGTCTTTTACTTTTGCTCTGACTTCAGGTGATGGATTCATGATGTTTAGTGGATCAGGTCCTTTACCTTTTTTAGTTGTAGGAGCATTACCCAAGTCATCACCGTCATATTTTCCATCAGGGCCTGATTTACCAATATTACCTAGTCTGTAATCCTGTGCTATACCACTAAGTGTATCGCCACGCTTTACTGTGTAACTGCCGCCGCCCGGCAGTGTAATCTTTTGACCTGGATAAATCTTATCTGGGTTTTCAATACCGCTTAGTTTAGCAAGTGTACTATAAGTTACACGCTCGTCTAGATCTTGTTCTGCAATACTGTCCAGGGATTCTAGTAGATCTCTCATTTTTCTTCCTTAGCAAACTCGTACTTGCGGGTTTCCAAATCTTTAAGCATGTTCTCGTTGTACTTGTCACCAAAGTGATCTTCTGCTTTGATCTTATCCGCATCTTTGTATTCTGCATCATCTAGTTTTGCTTCATACTCATCACCTTCCTCTTTAAGTGCTTCTTCACGAGCAATCTCTTCAGGATGGGCTTGGTCAATAACAACTAAATGACTAGCAGGAACGCCAACAGTTTGACTAATATATTCATATAGCTGATGTGCAGTTACTGGATACTGTAGTTCTGTATCCATGATAAACACTTCTGCATTTGTAAGTGTTTGAAAATCCATTGGATGTTCTTGAATAGGAGTTTTCTTTGGCTTGCTCATACTCTTCATATCATATTTCTGTAGAGCAGTCTCTAGTGCGTCCATTGTTTCATCACTGCACTTTTCTGCCATTTTAATGCGAAACTTATATGTTTGTTCGCTTTCTACAAGATAACTTCTAAAACTTTTCATTGCCGTATTCCTTGCTAATATACTACTATTTATTACTTTTCTGGATTATTTCTGCCTAAAATCTCCATAAGCAGAGCGTTTCTATCTACTACTTGACCATCACCTTCTTCAGTATCTTCGCCATTTGCTTTTGCTTCTTTAGCAAGTCTAGCATCAAGATTGGCTTTTTTCAACTGTAGGTCAACCATTTTTAGTTTTTTGTTTACTTTGTGTGCTTTTGCACTCAGCGCAGTATCCAACATACGGCTTGCATTGCTGAAGATTTCGCCACTAAAACGTGCTTCTACATTCATGCCAAGATCCATTAAGTCTTTAAATGTGTCCTGTGCCATCTGTGCAATATCATCCATTTCTTTATCACTGCTTTCCAAGTCTTTCACACTAGGCAGTGCAGCATCAATCTTGTCTACATTTGTTAGCGCAGTTTGCAGTTGTGGAATATCTTCCGCTGTAACAGTTTCAACGACTTCCTTGTTTTCTTCTGCTGTGATGTCTAGTTGATCTGTTGTATCTAAATCAAATAGTTCTTCTAGTTTTTTAGTCATAATATTTTCCTAGTTATTGAGATACCAGTTTATCTCGTTGTCACGTTCTCCAAACAATATGCACAAAGGTCTTACTACATCACTGTTGTTCCATGTAGCATGACAGTAGTTAAAGTTAAAGAAAGTGCCATGATCCAAGTTTATCAATCCTGCTTGACTTACTTTAAAGTAATGTCCCTTTGTGTCCTCTGCTAGATTAAGCACAAAACTACAAGGGCCTTGCAAGTGCATTTTTGTTTCCTGTTCATAGTGTGTATCCACATGTGGAGCAAATGTTTCACCTGGATATTGTGTTTGCAATGTTACTGCAAGCATACGTTTAAATCCAACAAGTTTACAGAGTTTTTGCAGTTCTTCTCCTGGCAAATCTTCTATCTCTGTAAAAGGCAAATACGGGCTTTCTCTGAAACATCTGCGTCCTCCTCGGAGTTCAACTCCTTTTTTAGGAAAGGCAAACTCTTTGCTATCTCTGTTAAACTCGCACATTGCATCCATTTCTGCTAATAGTTTTTTCTTATCAATGTCTGCAAGCACACTAGGATCTAGTGTTTCGTAAGGAGTGGTTACACTGTTTTTACGCCACCATCTAGGACCATTGCTATGTGAAAAGAAACCTCTCACATGCTCAGGATAGTCTGTGCTTAGTGTTACAGGAGTATCTATAGTGTGTATATACTTGTCAAATAAGTTAGTACTAAAATCTCGATGTACAATACTTTCTTTTAACGTTTGCCATATCAGTCCAATATTTGGATGTATCCAGATTTCATACTGTCCTTGAGTATATAATGTTGTACCTGGACAAACTTTGTTTCCTGTGCTTGTTTCTAAAAACCATCCACTATATAGCAAGTTTTCCAATGTACGTCCGTTTATCTTGATATCTTGTATTTTTAGTTTACTGCCAGGATATTCAATCACTAGTTTATACCAAGTATAAGATACATCAAAAAACTTTCCACATTCAAAGTTTACTATGTTGCCGTCTACGTCCTGCAAATAGAAGTTTTGCAGAGGCTTGTTTGCAACAATGTCTATTAACATCAATGATTCTCCTAGGATTGTATGAAGTACTAGTACTTAGTGCTAGCGTTTACCGTTGTGAAATATGTCGTCTTCTGTCACGACACGAAAGCGAAGACCTTTGTGTTTCGCCCACTTTGCAGCCGCTTCCCACTTTGCATGGTTAATAGCGATTGCTAGTTTCTCTTTTTCACGAGTCTTTTCGGTAAGCATGGTCTGTGCTTTAGGTTTGATTTCAATAAGCTCGGCATGTTTTTGACCTTGTTTGTTTTGATATACTACAACAAAGTCAGGCACATATATAGTACCTTTGCCTGTCAGTGGATTACGATATGGTATAGATATTGCTTCACTAGCCCAACTAATAACACTTGGATGATTATCACAAAAGCGCATAAACGCATGTTCCCAGGCACTTCGATAGCGAGGCTCTTTGTTGCCGCTATATTTTCCTGGATTCTTGATTGTATATATACCGTTTGCGTATTTGTTACGGCTGAACATGTTACGCCTCCACTTGGCGTTTCATATTTTCTGTTGGCTGAATGTCTGCTTCGTATCCTAGCAAACTAGTTGATCTACGACTGAGATTTAAAAAAGTTGGAACTGCACTTTTAAGATCTTCGCTATCTTCAAACTGTTTAAGGACATCTAAAATATAAATGTTTAATCTGTTTGCGGCTTCTACAGTTGCCGCAGTAAGTGCAGCGGCTGCTTCTTCTGTGTTAGTTCTAGCAATAAAAAATGATTTTGCTGCTTCGTATTCATTGTCAGTCATAACAATATCGTCAGCAAAATAGTTAACAAAATAATCTTGCACACGCTGGTCAAAAACATCAGCTGGATTTGTTAGAGGTAGATTTGTATTTTGAGACATTAACTTATCCTGTTGTTACCAATACCTAACCCTCTAGCGAAGTCTGCTACAAGATTTGTATCACTGATTTTACCTGGGTAACTCTGTGTTCTATCTCCGCTTGGAGCTATTTTAGCACCACCGAAGTTATTTTGACTAACTCTTCTAGTGTTGTTTTGTGTTTGTATGTTTTGTCCTTGACTTGAAACTTTTCCCTCAAACAAATCACCTACAAAGTTTACACCTGATTTTATATAGCCTTCTGCAGCTGATACTATGCCAACTTCATTAACTTTATTTGTTACAGCCGCTTCAATAGCACCTGTCACAGGCACAAGAACATTACTGCTTAGTTTCTTGCCTGTCAGTGCATTGTTTGCAACAATAGCAAGGGTATCCTGCAACAATCCTCCGGTAAGGTTAAAGCCAAGTCTTGCTTCATCATGTATTATGGTTGCATCTTTGATGACACCAATAACATTGCCTTGGAACAAGTCTCTACTTCGTTGTCCTTCTACACTTTGTAAACTACCATCAATAAATGCTTGGTTTTCTGGCAGATTATTACTTAGATCACTGGTCTCAACATCGTAATGTATATCACCAAATCCACGTGGGCTAATATTATTCACATAACCAGTTGCATATTTTACAGTTTCATATGCAAGTTGCATTGTATGCTCCATCAATGCACCACTAGCATAAGCATGAGCATCATGCTGAAAACTTGTAATAATAGGATTAATCAGCGTGTATTCAGCAAACTTATGATTGTGCATGCTGTATATTTTAATGTTTTTAAAGAACCTTTTGTTGCCTCTTTGCATGCCCCATTGTTGTTGTGTGCGATCTGTGTACTTGTCTGTAGTAGTATAACTGTTTCCATCTAATGCGTATGTTGGATCCGCGTTGTAGTATATGTAGTATTTGTGCCACATATTTCTAATAACTTCTTTTTGGTCATCATGGAATCTTACTGTAATAGGTTGATAGTCTATTCTGTGATGGCTCTGTGTTCTTCTATTATACTGATTGTGTGTTTGTACGTCAATAGTATATGCTGGAAGATCTACACTTTTTACAAGTATAGGTATTTCCAGTTGATCAACTGTATTGAATAAAGTACTTGCGTCAGGTGTAAACTCAAACACAACATGAAACAGATTACTGTAACGTGGTTGTAGTTCAAAGTTGTTATCAACAAAAGTGCGTGACCCATGTTTGTAGTCACGCACTGTACCTGTCGCTGATAAACCATTTAGTAATGGATTCACACTAGCCATAGAAAACTCCTATTAGCCAGTTACTGTTTGACCAAGTGTTCTCGTTACTGCAGCACCAATGCCATCACCTAGTGGAGATTGCACAGCGTTGTCAAATCTAAGTTGCAAAGTAATGGTTGCTGGATCTTGTGATGCGTAATCTAAATCACCATAGTTGATGTTTTGTACAAAGCATCCATATAGTTCCCATGTTTCCAACACTGATGGAGTGTTAGCACCGTTACCGCCGTCTAGTAGTTCAAAACGTGTAACGAACTTGTAGTCAATACCTGAACTAGCACTGCTCTGCTCCATAAAGTCAAACTGCTTCTGGATTTGCTCTCCACACAACTTTGTGACGCCACCGTTTACATCATCACGCATAGTGATAGTCACAGGATCCCAAGTGTGCTTACCTACCAAATAGACTTTACTGTTGTAGATATCAATCTGCTGTTCTTCAAAAGTCACTGCAGGTCTTGTGATATTCATAACTTGTTTAGTCATTTCAGTACGTGGAGTACTAATACCAAAGTTTTCAAAGCTCGCTCTAAAGCGATACTTTAGTTTTGGCATCAACAAGCCTTGGCTTGATGCACTCTGATCACCGTCAATAGGTACTGTAAACTTTGTTAATGATGAAACTGACATTTCGTTTCGCTCCTATTTAATATAAAAGTATTTATCTGTTTCCAGTCATAAAAAATGGGGGGTATCTCAACCCCCCATATTTTTCTTATTTTTATTATACTGTGCTTGCAGCCGCTACGTTACCGCTTGCAATCTCACCTGTGTTCTTAAGTCTGATCGGAATAAAGATAAACTCCGCAGCCTTTGTAGGTTCAATAGCAACGTCTACATACAACTCGTTGCGGTCGATTCTTTCACTAGTGTTGTTTGTTTCATCACACACTACCAAGTAATCGTAAATACCGCGCTTTGCAACCAAATCGTTAAGAGTTTGTTCAACCTGTTGTTTGATTTCATCTCTTGTTAGTTTATCGTTTGGTTCAAATACAAAGCCAGTTGCAATAGTTTGTAGTTGACGTCTTAGGTATCCTGTTAAACGTGATACGTTAATACGGTCCAATGCACTTGTGCTTGGAGCACGAGTCTTGTTACCGTAGTTAAGAATCCCACTACCGTTGAAGAATGCAATAGGATTAACTCTGTTTGAGTACAGTGTATCTCTTACTGCTTCACGGATGTTGTCTACAACAAACTGTCCTGTTATACCATTAATATAGCCTAGGCTTGCAATGTTATCTACTAGTCCACGTCTTACGCCAGCTGGTGCAAACCATGGGAAACTAATATCATCGCTTCTTGCAATAGTTCTTAGCATTGCATGACTTGCAGGAACAACAATACTGTTGCCACTTAGGTCATTTGTGCTTGCGCTTGGATAGAAAACAGCCAAATGCGGATCACTAGTAACTAGCCCATCTTCGTTGTTATCTGCAGCCGCTGCTGTGTTAGTAGCCCAGTTTTCAATAGCAGTTGGTGTAGCTGCTAGTCTCATTGGACTGTCACCTACTACAAATGCTGTTTGACGTCTATCGTTGTTCAAACCTACCATGTTGCTGATTAGCTCTGGATACCCTGGAGCTGCAATAACATTAAATGTTCTTGCATCTTCACGCAACTCTGTGCTTGCATCCAATGAACTCTTCATTGCATTTACAACAACTTCGCGCACCGCTTTACGTCCAAACTGACTGCCACTTTCTGAAACCCATGCATCCTTCTCTGTTGGAAGTGTTGGATATACAGTTGTATCACTAAAGTTTGTGCGTGAGAAGTAGTTGCTTCTAAACTTCTTCACACCGTAAGTACTGCGACGTGTGTTGAATAGCAACATACCACGCGGATAAACAGTTGGATCTGGACGATCAACATCTAAGTAATCGCTACTAAGTAGTGTCTTAGTTGTTGCAATAGTTCCTGTGATTACGTCTGTACTGTTATCGCCAATAAAACGAGCATCTCCAAAGATAATACCGTTTTCAGTTGTGCTGTCTGTCTTATCAATAGCAACCCATTGTGTTTCTCCGCTTACAGTTTGATATCTGTAAAGTGCTGGATAGTTCTCAAGGTCACTTGTATCAATCCAAAGGTCACCTTCAACTAGTGCAGTTTCATCACTTTGCTGTGTTGGTTCTGCTGTGCTATAGAGTACACCATTTGGACTTGTGTTTGCTAGTGCATATCCTCTTGCATCTGTGATGTTTTGATAGCCTCTCCAAGTTGTACCATCGTGTACTAGGATGTCTGCTTCAAATCCACCGTGATACCAATGTGTACCATCTACTGGATTTGCACTAGGAGCACTTGTAGCTGCTGTATAAGTTGGAGCAATCCAGTTACTTAGAATCAAATCACTGTTGTTGCCTGCACGAACCTGTCCAGTTGTAATGCCTGTGCTAATGCCTGCATCTGCTAGTGGAGTACCACTTGTATCTTTTGCTACAATCAACCCACCTAGTGAGTGTTTAATAACCAAGTTGCCTGCACTGTTAACACTTGCACTTACGTTAGCAACATTAGCACCGTTAATATCACTTGCCATATCTGCTAGGCTTGTGCCGCTTAGTATTACTGTTACTGCTGTCGAAAGTGATGTACTGTTTGCAACACTTGCTTGGATAGTAAACTCTTCACTTGCTGTAAGTGGATTAGCACTGTCAACTGTGCCAGTAACTTCTAGTTCGCCACTGCTGTAACGTTGGAATAGTTTGTAGGTTACAGTATCGTTTTCAGTTGCATCGTACTGGATATAGTAACTACCTGCAGCAATGTTTTTACCGCCAGTTGTGTCCAAGTTCTTAAGTGCAGTTTGATCATTTTCATACGCTGGTGCACTCTTGCTAGCAAAAGCAGTGTTTGCAGTTGAGTATGAACTTACGTCTGCTAAGAAACCTAAGTTACTTGCAGTTGTTTTGACCCACACACTTCCTGTTGGACGTGGAACAGTATCTGTTGTTTTCCAAGTTGGCACTGTATAGTGTGCGCTCTGCTGGATAACTGGAGCAGCATATGTACCTGCTGTAAGTCCGGCATCTGATAGGATTGTGCCTGAAGCATTTGCTAGTACAATCTTACCATCTGCAACACTGTCTACGCCTACTGCTGAACTTGTAGCATAGATTTCAATCTTATTACTCTTAGCCGCTGCTGTTACACCTGTAATACTAGCATTATTAATACTTGTTGCAAGTTGTGCTACAGTTGTTCCTGTGAGTGTAACTGTTGTACCGTTAATGGTAATGCTGTTACCGTTTGTAAACAATGGGCTTGCTACTGTGCCTGCAATAGTTGCATGGCTTGTTTGCCAACTGCTACTGCCTACTAGTACCCATGCATTGTCTCTGTTCTTATAATAAACAGGATTGTTAGCGTTGGTTGCAACCAATGCATAATCACCAATAGCACCGATTGAGGTCTTTGGAACGCCGCCTGTTAAATCTGTTGTACTTGTAATAACTGTTGGAACTTTATTTGTAAATGCGCCTGTTGATTTATTCCATTCAAATATACCCCAACGTGTATCTGCGCTGATGTCCCACCATACTGTATTGTTAGTAGGTTGACCTAGTGGACGACTTGTACTGCTTACAAGTTCACTAAGGTCAATGTCTGCTCTTAGGACGTATGCGCGGTTGCTTACTCCTAGCAAACTATAAGCTGCCATCAAACCATATTCGTTAAGTTCATAACCGTTAATAGGTGTGCCAGCTGATGTATTGTAAAAAGTTGGATTACCAAAAGTAGCAGTTAGCTCTCTTTGGCTTCCGATCAAGTATGTCTCGCCAGCATTTGCAGCGGTTGTTCCAACTGCTGTGCCTGTGCCAGTACCACTTGTTTTATCTTGTGCCGTTGCAATAACAATCGCTGCTACTGTGCCGGCTGCTGAAGGTGTGTAGTTACTTTCGTCAACAACGGTAACTTCTACTCCTGGTGATATTAGTGCCATGTTTTTGTTCCTTATCTCTCACAAGATTTTTTTATACATATATTTATATGATCCAGGGCAAAAAACACCTATTTTGACGAATCCCTTTAAAGGTCCGTGTTAAATACATGTATGAGACCGGTTTGCGAGAAATGTGGACAACGTCCAAAAGCAGTAAACTACCGAAAAGGCGATAAGGTTTATTATAGACGCAAGTGCGAGCAGTGTCTAAAACTACACAAGCCTGTAAAACCATTATGGGTAGACAGCGGCTATAAAGTAAAGAGAAAGTGTGAGGCGTGTGGATTTAAACCTACAATAAGAAGCCAGGTCACTGTGTTCTATATTGACGGTGACCTAAATAATGTTTATAGTAGAAACTTAAAAACGGTATGTCTAAACTGTAATGCTGAACTAGTTAAGACAGGATGGAGCAGAGGAGATCTTACCCCCGACGATTAAGGTCATGTACATACAGTTCAATCAATGCGTAATGCAAAACTTTCATTAAGTCTTTGCGATTGTGTCCATCTTTCTTGCCGTAACGTTGAGCATACTTCATTACATTACCAATACAAAAGCCATCTCCATGACCTGCATCAATGATAAACTCTGTTGCTTGATATTTGTTTAGACTGTAGTGTTCGCCATAGGTTGCATCAATATAGTCTTTGAACTCTGCAATAAGTTCACCTTCATTGTATTTGTAATCGATGTTTTTACTCAAGATAAGAACTCCTTTAACTGTGCTTACAGTATAGCACTTTAGGAGTTAGTTGTCAACCTATAATAAATGAGAGTGGATCACTACCGTCAACATAGTTGCGTAGTTCTTCATCGAGTTTGTCTATTTCAACTTGTGCTTCTGCTTTAAGTGCATCACCGTTGAGACTTGTACCGCCTTGTGGTCCGGCGATAGTACTAAACTTTGAACGTGCTTCGCCTAGTGTGTACTTTGCTAGAGCTAGTGCATAATCTTGTATCCATGGACCAGCGTGTCTGTCTTGAAGTAGTCTAGATTCAGGGCGTAGATTGTATGTCCATAGTACAACTTGTTCGCCACTTGCACTGAACTTGCGCAGTAAGGTTACCTTTTTAGTTACGGGATTAAACTCAAAGTTTACAAAGCCGCCAAACAATCTTGCGCTTAGTTCTTGATACTGATAGTACATTTCATATGTTGCCATACCGCCAATACGTCCACTTTGCAACAAATAAGTGTTTTGGAACGCCGCTTCATATGGCTCAAACTGTGTACTGCCTGTGTTACTACCACTACCAACACCTCGCCTGAACACTTGACGCACTTCTTCAATCTCGTCAGGAAGTGTGTACTCTTGTTGTTCTTTCACTACACTTAAAAATACATACGAACTTTCATATGCATTTTGACTGCGCTGACGAAAACGTTTTACTGACTTATCAATAACATTATCATAGTGTTCTGGATCAAGCTCAACATCCACCATTCCATCGCCGAGACGAAAGCGAATATAGTCTACTGTATCTGCTCTTAATGATGCTAGTGTTGCCATAGTGTATCCTTTGCGTATACACTATTTATTACTTTATCGCTTTAAGAATCACAGTGTCGGCATTGATGCGTCCATTCATCTGTGTTTCTACAGCATTAATGTTGTCCATGTATTTGCGTAATGCTACCTTGCCTGCTTTGTTAAACTCTCTAAGTTGTTCCTCAGGCTTGCGCAGTGTCTTTGCAACACTTTGTCTTGGATTGAAGAACTGTAGTGTAGTGCCTTTGACACTAAGAGTAGCGTGATCTTCTGCAACATACTTGCCAATCTTGCGTGTCTTAATGTTAAACACCCAAACTTCTGTAGCATCGACGATATCTATAGGATTAATGCTGGCTACTTTATACTTTTCGTCGGTTTTACAATACTTCATTTTTGCAACCAACTTGTCAGCACTCTTAGGCTTAGGTGTTCTTGTCTTGCGAGTTGCTTTGCTTTCTGCTTCGATCAGATCACAAGCACCAACAATACTATTAAACAGTTCAACAGCCTTCTTTACATCTGTTTTACTGAGGTGTGCATAACCTTCACGCAGGTCTTCGTCTTGCTCACGCACAGGCAATGTAAGTTCATTGTACTCTGCAAGTTGAGGTGCATAATAGTTACGAATATGTTTACAGTGTGCTTGATTAACTTGCTTGCCTCGAAAGAACTTTACAGCATCAAACTTTTTGGACTTGGAAATATCTGCATGAAACGTATCAACAACTTCTTCAAGATCACAAATGATAACATCACTTGCCATTCGGATACGATCCTGAATACTCACCACACGCTTTTCAACCTGAGCGGCTTTTTCTTCTTCCTTTTTAGCATCAATAAACGGCTTACCTCGGGCAATAGCATCTGCAATGTATTTTTTTAGATATTCCGTTTTAGGTTTTAGTGTACCTGAAGTGCCTGCTAGACTTTCCCAATATTCTGCATGCTGTGGATGAAAGTCAGGCATGCCATCCAACAATAGTTTTGCTACTATACAAGGTACAACGTTTGTACTAGGTGCAGCTTTTGCACATTTTATATCATCAGCAGTGTAATCATTCTTCTTCATCCAAGTGAATAAAAATGGAACAAGTTCAGATGCTTTTGCTTCAAAGTACAATGCATCCTGTGCTGCACGTTGTTTACTATGATATACGTTTCCTGCAAGATTTAGACTATCGGCCCAATCTAAACTTACACCTACCCCAGTCTTACGTCTTGCTGGTGCTCTTTTTTTCTTACGAACTGCCACCGGTATTGACCTCCTTTAACATATATTCTTCGAACTTACTTACCTCAAGTTTTTTATCTTGAATAAGTTTATCTAACATTTGCACAGTTCTAATAGTACCGCAACCGTTTTTAGCTGCGTCTACAACTGCTTCCAAGTCTTCAATATCGTTTAGGATTTCGTTCATACTTTATACAACCTTGCCGTTAGCAACAATAGAGGACAACATTAAGCGAACCTGCTTCAAACGGCTCTCTAACTTACGAATAACTTTAGCGTTATTAGTAGTAGCAACTTCTTGCATTATAAACGCAGGAAGCAAACGCAACTGTCTATCAACAACTGTTTGCTGATCTTCTGCGCTAAGTGCTACAACGAAGTCTTTAAATTTTGCGTTACTAACCATAATGTTATCTCTCCTCAACTTCAACTTACTATACATAGTAACATAATCTACTACACTGTCAACCTTTTTTTGCTAGATAAATACATTACCAGATGGAGTTACTACTTTGCCAAGAATAAGTTTATGGAAAGACGGCGCACATACCAACGATTACAGGTTCTTTGACCGTCGTATGAAAGAAATGTTCACAATAGGTGGCACAGGAATCAATGTACATAAGTATCTTGGCGTAGCAAGCCAAGGTGGTAATGACCCAAGTCAGCCTAACTATCAAGAACCAGATCCACTCGGAATACAAGATTTTCTATTTTTAGAAAATAGAGACAGAATTTATGACCAAGATATTTACAGTTTGCGTGGCATATACAGTGTAAGCGACACTGATTTTGATCTTAGCCAGTTTGGTTTGTTCTTAGCGAACGATACATTGTTTATTACATTCCATGAGAATGACATGCTAAACAACTTGGGTCGCAAACTTATGGCAGGCGATGTTATTGAATTGCCACACCTTACAGACTTTAGCGCATTGGATGAAAGTGTAGAACTTAGTCTCAAACGCTACTATGTAGTACAAGAAGGCAGTCGTCCTAGTGAAGGATTTTCACCAAGTTGGTGGAGTCATCTATGGCGTGTTAAGTGTACACCACTAACAGACGCACAAGAATACAACGATATTCTTAATATAATGCAAGAAAACAGTGACGGTGATGTAACTGAAACTTCGCTGAGAGACTTGCTGAGTACATACCAAAAAGAACTTGATATTTCTAACAAAGTAGTACAAGCAGCAGAAGCAGAAGTTCCAGAAAGTGGATATGACACGAGCCAATACTATATAGTTCCTACAGATCCAGTAACTGGTAGACCATTAGAACCCAAGGGTGTTAATGCAGATGACTCTGATATGAATGCTGATAATATTGATTCAAGTGCAGATTCTAGACGTATTACTCCGCAAAACAGTAGTGCTTACAGCGGGTATCTCATAGGCGATGGGCTTGCTCCTAATGGCGAACCGATTAGTATGGGCACTAGTTTTCCTAGCAATTCACAAGAAGGTGATTTTGTACTTCGTGTAGACTTTTTACCAAACAGACTATTTAGATACAGTGGATCTCGTTGGATTAAAGTAGAAGATGATGTACGTTCAGGAATGACACCAGGAACAGGCAACACACTAAGAGACGGATTTATCAACAACACTAGCACGTTTACAGCAGATGATAATACTACTGCTAATAGTAGACAGTCGCTTAGTGACGCACTGAAACCTAGGGAAGACTAATGCCGCAACAGTTTTTTTACGATGAACAAATAAGACGTTTTCTATTACAGTTCGTACGAGCATTTAGTAACTTTCAAGTAGAATACGGCAAAGACAGAGACGGCAATACTACACTGCTTACAGTACCTGTAAAGTATGGCGATAGTACTCGTATGGTAAGCAGTATTATTCGTGAGAACAGTGAAAACAAGATTATACCAACACCAATGATTAGTTGTTATATAACTGGATTAGAATATAATCCAGAGCGCAGACAGGATCCAACGTTTGTTGATAAAAAGCATATCCGTATGCGCAAGTTTGATCCAAACACAAATGAATATAACACACAGCAAGGTAATGCATTTACTATTGAACGCATGATGCCTGTTCCGTATACACTGCAAATGAGTGTAGATGTTTGGACCAGTAATACAAATCAAAAACTACAACTAATGGAACAGATACTAGTGCTTTTCAATCCGGCATTGGAAATACAAAGCACAGACAACTATTTAGACTGGACCAGTCTAAGTTACATAGAACTACAGAATGTGCAGTTCAGTAGCAGAAGTGTTCCGCAAGGAGTAGATGAACAAATAGATATTGCAACACTACAGTTTACTGTGCCAATCTTTTTAACTGCGCCAGCAAAAGTTAAAAAACTTGGTGTCATTAACAAGATTGTTGCAAGCATATATGACGATCAAGGCGGCATTGCCGATGGGGTGATTGACGGACAAATACTAATGGGAGAACGCATGAAGTTTACTCCTATGAACTTTGGTATTATTGTACTGGGCAATACAGTGCAAATACTAGATCGTAACGAAACAACAACTAATAAAGTAGACTACACACCTCTAAACGATCCACCGACGAAAATAGGAGACGACGATGTAAGTTGGGCAGCTCTTATTAATCAATATGGTGAGATGCAAAGTGGTATTAGTCAGATACGTTTAGAGACAGGTGGTGCTGCAGAGATTGTTGGAACTATTGCATTTCATCCTAGCGATGCACACAAACTTTTATGGACTGTACAACAAGATACTATCCCTACAAATGATATAGGTGCAGTAAACAAAATCATAAACCCATTAAGGTCAAGTCCGGGCACACATTTACCAACAGCAGCAACTGGGCAAAGATATCTCATTCTTAACGCAATAGGAGATGCAGATAACAGTGATGGGCCAGATGCATGGGGTGATTTAGTAGCAGGTGCAAATGATATTATTGAGTATAATGGTGTCAACTGGCAAGTTGCATTTGACAGTAGTGCAGAAGAGGGTGTACACTATATGACAAATAGTCATACAGGACTTCAATACAAGTACAACGGCACGGAATGGGTTAAGAGTTATGAAGGCGAATATCGAGCAGGCGACTGGAGTATCGTCATTTAACGCTAGTGTTGGAGCATTATTCTTCAGTAAATCAACTAAACGTTACTTGTTTGTACTACGCAATGGTGCAAAACACGATAGCACATGGGCTTTTGTTGGTGGAAAAACAGAACAAGGCGAAACAGAGTACACTGCACTACAACGAGAAATAGTTGAAGAAATAGGCTTTATGCCTCTTGTGCTTAAAACTATCCCAGTAGAAAAGTTTACTAATAAGAAAAATAACTTTACTTACAGTTCATATGTTTGTGTTGTAGAAGAAGAGTTTTTACCTACACTTAATCACGAACATAAAGGTTATGCTTGGAGTAAACTAGATGCCTGGCCCAAGCCACTGCATCCAGGCGTGTTTACTACTTTTCAGATTGATGAGATTGTTAGTAAAATAAAAACTATTGAAGATTTAATGTGCAATAGCACCCAGGCTTGCTAGGCTTACATACTGCATCCATTCTAGTTTTTTTACGTTAGGACACCAGTTGTATTGTTCTGGCATTATAGTTGCTTTGTCACTGACATAGTAAAACTGTACATCACTATAAGTTAAAAACGTCTTACAGTTCTCAGAGATAAACTTGTTGTTTGCACCTTGCACATCTGCAAGACCGTAATCCTCTGTATATACATTGTCGTCAGGCTGAGAATAAGTATCCATACCAATCATGTACACTGTTTTATGACCGTCTGCACATGCTAGAGTAAGTGCTAGATTACCTGCACTTGCACTGTAAAGTTGAGGATATAAATGAAAATGTCCAGGATGTTGTAAAATATTTTTTACGTTTGAGAATACAATGTTGTCATCGCCGTATCTCTGATTTGCAAGCTCATCGCAAATATTTTTGTTTGTACAAACAAGAAACGTAGGATTAAAGTCTTTATAAAGTAAGTTACAACCGTAAGTTTGCCCTACACTGCGAACTTTTTTACCGCCTGTTTGTCCTTTAAGTAAGTTTAAATCAAGCCAGAGACGCCTTTTACTGTTGCCAATAACATGTGCAATGTTATCATGATCTTCGTTGAAGATAGTTTTTTCAACCCAAGTCATTGTACTTGGGTCTTTTCTATCTTTCCAACTAGTATTTGCGCTAACCATCTCTCCCAAGTAGTCTGCGGTATAAAACCGACCCTGGGGCATGTTAGTTGATTCCTACTGCTACCTCAATAACACCGGCTTCTGCACCAGTTTTGTCCTCAACTGCTTTACCAACAATACTGCCAGCAGGTGGTGAACCTTCTTCAGTCCATGCACAAGCATGACCGGCAGTATCACTAGATACCATTAAATCACCTTTTTGTACTTCGCCTACTACTTTAGCAGGTACACGACCTAAGAGAGCCATTGCAGGAAAGGTTGGATCATCTCTACGGTCTTTTGGACTATTCATCACACAGTATGGATCAGTTGTTACAATCCCAGAAATACGTTTACTGATTGCTGTTGTTGATTCTGTGACTTCTTGTTCGCCGCCAAATACTAATAGTGTGCCTGGATCATATTCGGCATCTGCTTGATATCGTTCTGCCACGTCCGCGTATGTTGCCTCTTTAGCGTTTGTTTCAAAGCCGCCTGCTGTCGATCCATCATGGATTCGAATACTATCAACATCAGTGTTGATACTAAGTTCACCTGCTGCGCCGGTAAACGCATTGTTTTGTGCTGCTGTTCCTCTACGAAACTGTAATACTGTAGGCATCTTTTGCTCCTGCTATATCCTATATTTATTATGTAAATGCACCTAGATCTAAACCATCGCCGCTATTGTCTTCAATTGTACCAACTGGATCCATCATTGAAAACACACTGCCCAAGTTAACTCCAAATGGATCTGTTGCTCCGCTGTCGAATGGTGTTTCTTGCACTGTTTGTGCCACATTATAACTTAAATCAAAGTTACCGTTTTTACCTGGAATAGTACTAATGGTACTGTTATTGTACCCAGAACTACTACCTCCGCCACCGCCGGCTGCAAAACTTAGATTACCTGCACCGTCTGTGGTCATAACATGTCCACTAGCACCATCTGCATCGGGCCATGACATAGTAAAGCTAGTAGCCACTGTAGCTGGCGCCTTAAATGCTACAAAGTTACTGCTATCACTGTCATAATAACGTGTGCTTGCTTGGGCATTCATGTCCAGCGTAGTACTAACTTCTGGTTCTGTTATTGTTGGAGATGTAAGTGTCTTGTTTGTTAGTGTATCTGTAGTTGCTTTACCAACTAGTGTATCTGTTGCGGCAGGTAATGTGATTGTAACGTCAGCAGTACTTGCAGGACCTATTAATGTAGCCTTGTTAGTGCCGTTATCACTATCTTCAAAAAACTCAATAAAGCCAGCACTGGTAGCACCGTTTTTTAGTTGTAATCCTGCATTTGCCAACGGAGTAGTCAATGTTGGAGTAGTCAGTGTTTTGTTTGTCAGCGTTTGTGTATCGCTAGTACCAACAAAATCTCCGCTAGGAGCGGCTTTGTTAGTAGTTACTGCACCTGTACCAGCGCCAACAAGAACACCGCCGCTAGTAAGTGTGACTACACCAGTACCACCGTCAGCGACTTCAATAAAATCCGATGAGGTATATTCTGCTAGTCCAGTTACATCGCTACCACTAAAGGTTGCTTTAATCGGTGTTTTTGCTGCCATTTAAACTATCCTGTCTTTAGTATATTTATCAAGTGTTACATCATCATTGCTAGTATTTCAATGATGCCTTCGCCATTAACATTTTCTTCAATTGCTTTACCAATGATTGTTCCAGACTTTGCATCATTGTTAGTCATTGCCATTCCATTTCCAGCACTTACCATTAAGTCACCTGCTTCAACAGGGCCTATTACTCTGCAAGGTACTCGACCACTTATAGCAAGTGGCACGCCTTCACATGCGCTATTCATTAGATATGCAGGATCTGTACTAACAATACCTGCTACTCGTCTACAGTTCTCATCATTGCAAGGCTTTACTTTGCCTGCTCCAGCAAACATTACTACAGTGCCTGCACTTATTTTTTCATCTGTAGCATACATCTCAGCCAAGTCAGCATACTGTGCTGATGTCGCTGTACCAGTAAATATTGATGCACCAAGATTTCCTGTGCTAGGATTGTATGTTAATCCTGTATCTGTTTCAATACCTTGTGTACCAGTAGCGCCATCTACAAATGTAAGGTATACTGTTTCGTTTGCTGTGTTATTTGCGGTAACTGTTACTGAAGTTCCAATGGCTGCTGTGCCACTTGTATCTTGATTACCAGCAGTGTTAACACCAGGCAAATCTATATCAACACTTCCGTTAAATGATACGCCGCCGATATTTCTAGCATTTGATAATTCAGGAACGCTATCTAGTCCAGTTTGCAGTGTAGTATGACTAGTACCGCTACTGTCTGTAAATGCCATGCGGTATTTTTGAGAAACTCTGTCATTCATATATCCTAGTATTGTAGTAGTATCATAAGCATTTGTAAGTTCAATAAGAACTGCTGTACCGTCTCTTTTTGTAAAGTTTACAGTTGGTACAACTTCATGTTTTGCTTTATTTTCAAAACCGCTTCCAGTATAAACTATCAAGTCGTTTACTGCTATACTTGATACTGTCACATCATTTAGACCACCTAGTGTGCTTGCACCGCCGCCTCCGCCGCCGTCAGTCCAACTAAGTGTGCCACTACCATCGGTAGTTAGTACCTGTGTGTTAGAACCATCTTCTGCTGGTAAAGTCCAAATATTGTTTGCTGTTACTGTAGCAGGTGCTTTAAAACCTACATAATGACTGCTATCACTATCTGCAAAGCGTAAATCTGCTTGTGCGTTTAGTGTTACAGCGGTAGTCACTGTTGGGGATGTCAAACTTGCACCAGTTATAGTAGGACTTGTTAGAGTTTTATTTGTAAGTGTTACAGTATTTGTAAGTGTAACAAAACTATCATCACTAAGTGCAGTGTTAAACTCTGCTGTAGTGCCTGTAAGTGTGCCTTCACTTAAATCTAGTGTAAGTGTGTTACTTGCACTATCTATTGTTTTGTTTGTTAATGTTTGTGTATCGCTTGAGCCAATCACTGCTCCGCTAGGGAATGTAATGCCTGCAACTGTTTGCAATGCACTGCTGACTGTAACATCAGTTTGACTATTTCCACTATCATCTGTTGCGATTAAGTATGTACCATCAAAGTTAAGACCAGCTCTTGCTGTTAAGTTTGATCCTGCATTTTGAATAGTATGACCAGCAGTTTGCCCGCCGCCGCTTGCTGCAGCCCATGTAAGTGTGCCTGCGCCATCTGTAGTAAGCACATAACCATCTGTGCCTAGTCCTGTGGGCCATACACTGCCGTTAATTTGTACACTGCCTGTACCGTTTGGCACAAGGTTAATATGATCGTTACTTCTAGTAGATTGAATGTTGTTGTCAACTATCTTCAATCCTTCAGTAGTAAAGTTATCGGCATTTACATTACTTGTTACAGTTAAGTTTCCTGTTACTGTGCCATTTCCTGTGCCACTGAATCCATTTATTGTTGGGGTTGTAAGTGTTTTATTTGTAAGTGTTTGTGTAGCAGTAAGAGTTGCTAGTGTATGACTTCCTCCGCCTACAGGAAGTAGCGTAGTGTTTGAACTATGGTTAAACGTAATACCACTAGCATGTGTTTGTAATGAAAATGCTTCCAAGAAAAGACTTGATCCGCTGAGATACAAGTCTTTAAACTTTAAACTAGAAGATCCTAAA